CTTCTTGCCAATCATGCGGACTTTCATTTCCACATCGTCTAGATTCTTAAAGATGTCTTTGGATGCTATACTAGTAAGCATACTATCAACCCGCATACCCACTAGTTCTTCACTCAACTCAAATGTAAAGTAGATAACATTTAATCCGGCAAGAGAAAAGTTGAGTCCAAGGTTTGCTAAGAACAAAGATTTACCACCACCTGATCCAGCACACCAAATATTCAGTTCGCCTCTTTTAAATCCGCCATACAACTTTTTGTCAATACTTGGGTAACCAGTGCTAATCTGCCCGTTATTATCTTTAAGTTTTAATAGTCGAGCACGAGGATCATCCCAGTAATCTGTACCCATGTCTTTGTTGAGACTGATCTGGATAGCATCCTTAATTAACTTCTCAACTGGACTGTACTCACCTTTTTCTAACATGTCTGCCGATTGAAGGATTGCCCTCTCAAGACTCTTATGCCGACTAAAATTTTCAAACTCATCCATGAGCCAATCGTAGTTTTCCTTAGGTAATATTACTGCTTCAAAGTCTGATCCGCAGGTAGCATTTACAATACTAACCTCAGGCATTACCTTGTAGTCATCTACATATTTTGTTACAAAGGCAGCAGAATCTTGATAACGTTTGTCAAAGTTTTCAGGATTAAAAATGTTCTGACAACGGATAAAAGTTTCAGCATCTGAGAGAAACATCTCCAAATACAGTTTTTGCATTTCTGCGTTATAGTTCGGTTTGTTCATATAAGTTTTCTAGTTTTTTCTTTAACAGTTGTATTTTTATCTCGTTAGTTTCTCTGTAATGTAAGATTGTGAAAAGGGTATACAGTCTACCGTATCTCTTGACGGCATCAGCACAGTCTTTAACATCATCGCCCCATGGTGGCATACTAACACTCCACTCATTGGCTAGAGCATGTTCTATTAGTTTAGCACCCGGTTTATCTCGATCGGGTACAGCAATAACTGTTTTTCCTAATTGTTTTATCCTGGCTATTTGTGTAGCATTAGGTTCATTGGTCATGATTGCTACCCCATCTATAGCAATGGCATCAAACTGTCCTTCAACTACAATAACGTATTCTCTATCTTCTGTTTGTCGATCTATGTTAAACACATAACCGCTTTGGCCATCAGTGAGGTACTTAGGTTTACCGGGTTTTATTTTTCTTCCTGTAAATCCTACTACCCGTCCTTCTTGATAGAAAGGTATGATTACTCTATCTCGGTATCCGTTTTCTGAACTCCACATCCAGTCATACCATTCGAGATCCATTCCTCTATCAGTGAGATAATCAACCACTGCTAACACTTCATCGTTAGGTTCAGCCTCAAGTATTTTTAATATAGACCTACAGTCTTGTGGCAAGGGTCTGTCGGCTAACTCAAATTTTATTATAGGTTTAGCAAGTGGTTGATCTTCTTTACTACGAAGTGCTTCTAAGTTTAATTTAGTTATTTCATCAGACGGCATACCCATCCATTGAAATAAATTTTTTGTATTTTTACTTAGAAGTCTACCTGGGGTCCAACCTGCTTTGAATCCGCAGTTAAAACAATGATATTGAAACCCATCTTCACTAAACAGTACACCACCTCGTTTTCTTGTATCTCGGTGATCGCCGTTATGATGACAGCATACAGCGTTAAAACTTGTCCAGCCGCTGGGAGTAGTCTTCCGTTTTGGAGGCAAGAAAGTTTGAACAGAAGCCTGTATGAGATTCATACATATATTTTAGCTTCTGCAAAGTACTTTGTCAATCTTTCCGTTAGGCCAATAGTCCGATCCAGGCGTTGGATTTCCTGGCATTTGGGGACTGTAGTAGTTATGAAGTCCGTATAGTGTCGATCCGTCTGGATACCATTTCACCCTTACATCACTCCATGTTCCTATAACATTTACATAATCAACTCCAGTAAATGCCTCGTAGGTTCGAGTTTCGATGTTGGAATAGTTTGCAAAAGTGCTAGGTGTATTTTCCAAAGTTCCTTGGACATTTATTGTTCCGGTGTAATTATCAAAATACATTGCCACGGTTGTAGTCTGTGTTAGTTCCGGATATGCTTTTAAATTGCCGGTGTAGAACTCATATAAATTTGTATTTCCGTTTGCAAATTTTTGGAAATTAGTTATAGATTGGCTGTCTTTTAGTGTAGGTAATGCGTCATGTGTTATTCTTGCAGTTCCATTCATTCCGTAATACACATTAGAATATGCCGGTAAATTTGCACCATCGTTATCTGTTAATGTAACTGAAAAATTGTAATATCCGTTGTGTAGGTCTCTAGTGTCAGTCTCTGTTAAATTTAATAACGCTAGTCCTCTAGTTGCAGTAGTAACACCGTCGTCTACAATCTCTAACGTTTTCTGCACAATCATCCTTTGTTGCTCTGCGTCAAACATTGAGAATACAAAATTGTGATTAAAACTTATGCTAGTACCTGATGATATAGTAGTAGTAATTGGTGATAAAAATTGATCAGAATAAGGTTCGTAAAGAGGATTTAAGTTGTTTAGTGTTAATTCGTTACCGGAAATAGCCGAAATATATGTTCCTTCTTGTACGCTGTTGCTGTTTACAAACATACCTAATTGAATTTTAGATGCATCAGAAACTTCTATAATAGAACTACTAGTAGACACAGTTCCTACTACAGTTGTTAGGGCGTTGATTCTAATGTTTTTTTGATCAGAATTTTTAAATTGTAATTGTACCTTATTCTTTACTCCACGTTGTAATTTTAGCTCGCGTTGATACATAATGTTGGTTATCCCTTTAACTTCTGCGTCCAAATCTAATTGCACCGGCAACAAATTGGAGTATAAATAGACTGGTAATTTCTGCATACCTATATTTATTGTAATGAAGAACAAGGACGATTTTCAAAAAAACTTTCCGTTTATAACCTGTATTAAAACCAGTGATAACGAATACGTGGGCATTATTGTTAATTTTGACGATAACGTAACTAGCATATATAGCTATGCAGATATTCGCACCGACACTGAAAAACAAGCATTTTTAGAAATGGGCGAGGTATGGTGGTGGGAAAGTAATCGAAAAATTCCTATTAACATTTTTTTAAAAAATGAAATGCAGGCATTTCGAGTATACATCAAAACATTTAATAGTAAGGATGTAGAGATACTATTTGGACCTGTTGTTAATCTCGGAGAAATTGCAGAAAAGAGAGTAAAAAGAAAAAGTATTCAGCTTGTTCGAAGTCTTAAGAAAACCCGTAACTAATTCTTTCACATAATAGATTAAGCTGAATTACTATTACATGAGCATACGCAACAGCATGAGCCTTCTTAAAGAAATAAGCATCGTCACTCTTCGTCCATATCTCTTGCTTGATACCCTCGAAGCCTTCTTTCTCGCATACTGGGATGAGATGTTTTTTACCCGGCCTCAGCAAGGCAAGGAACATGGCTAATTCTATAATACTTGACGGTTTTAATTTTGCAATTAAATTGTGATAACCGTTAATATGAAACATTTGATCACATACCGCAGGATCTTCTAATAGATCCCAAAGCGGTTCAATTAAAATTAATTCTTTAAGGTGATCTTCGTTGCGAACACCCTCATAGGCATTAACATTTAAAAAATCAATTTTAAAATAATTTCGATCTTCTGCTTCTTTATAATTTATTGATGCGTTTCCAGTTAGAGGATTTACAGGAATGGAATGACAATATACACCAGTATTGTGTTTTTTCCCATCTTCTAAGATTGCAGGAATATGATTAATAATATCAAGTACCTGAGTCCTATCTTTAAAGTCGATATCAATATCCGGCATTTCTAATCTCGTCGTATGAAGGTGCGTAGTTGCCGCGATGTTGTACAGTAATACCTGCGGCTATGTTAGCAAATAGTATAGACTTTTCTATATCTTTTGTAAAGAGAAATTGAGCAACTAGTGCGGCTAAAAACGTATCACCACACCCGCATACATCCATAACTTCGACTTTCTTAGTTGGAAATACTTCTCCGTTGTACATTGCACCTTTACTGCCTAAAGTAACAATTAAATTATCGTGATTAGAAGTGGCTCGAGTAGATTCCATTTCATTAATCTTAACATACACGTCAGGCATATTAAAAATACTTAGATCATGTTTTTTAGTGTCAATGAATACAGGACATTGGGAAAATTTAATTAGTTGATGTATTTGAACGTACGACAAAAATCCTTTGTTGTAGTCAGATACAATAATAACATCATATTCATCTATCGGCTTTGGCGATTCACCATTCCAAACTGTTACGGGCGGTTCGTCGTCCACCCGTAACAAATGCTGGCCTGAACGTTCGTCAATGAATCGAGTTTTTATAATAGGGTCTGTATTAGTTACAAAGTCTGCAAAAATATTTAAATTAATTAAATTAAGATTAACGTTTGCAGCCATACCGGGAACGTCATAGGTATCAACAATCTTTAATACAGGCACAGGCGCCTCTGGACTTATTCGGTCCACGCTACCAATATTGTATCTATCAGTGCAACTATCACCGATCAGTAATACGTTGAATGATGTTTGTTGTTGAGTAGTCATTGACTCTGTCATAATAAATTACCTGTTTACAATATTGTTCTGCTGTACTTGGACGGTCATGTTTCCAGTCGCTGCCTTTAACATACACATCTGGTTGATATTCTTTCATTATTTCGATTAGCTCTTCTTTGCTATCAAAAAAGTAAACGGTGTTAACACATTTCAAACTTTCTAACATATATCGTCTATCAGCTTGATTATTGATAGGACGATTTTTACCTTTAAGTTCCTGTACTCTTCGATCTGTATCAATTGCTACTAGCAGATGATCGCCGAGACTTTTTGCGTGTTGTAACATCATTAGATGTCCGCGATGAAGGATATCAAAAGTCCCATTGACCATTATTTTCATTTTTGACTATCACCCTTACCTACCCTATAATTGTCTTCTACGCTGTCTGGAGTAGAGACTTCGATAACAGTTCCTGCTTCAATGCATTCTAATTGGTGTGGCATGCATGGTGTGTTGTGCCATATGCCGCCATTACGCAATTCTTTTTCGTGAACGTCAGCAGTAGCGGTATCAATCCAGCGAACAATAAATTTACCTGATTGTATATACCAAGTTTCTTCTTTGTCTTTATGAAAGTGCATACTAAATTTTGCACCTGCGTTAAAGTTCATAAACTTACCGCAGTATTTGTCGTTAGTGGCCCAGATAAATTCTGAGCCCCATCCTTTTGGAACTAAGCCTTTTAATTGTGTCATTCTATACCTGCCTCTTTACATACTTCTTTAACTAATGCTACATCTGCTGGATTTTCTCTTATTTTCTTAGTCCAAAATGCAATATCCAATGTTTGATTAACTAGCTCTAATTGCTCGTCATTAAACTTTTTTAAGAGTTCAACTCCACTAACACAATTCATTACCATCCATGGGCTTACCTTGCCTTCTCGGATATGATGAACTGCCCTATTAACATTTACATATCTAAAATAATGAGTAAAATCTGAGTTATTTTCGTTGGCCCACTCCATCATATATTGTAAACTTCTCTGGATAGCACTCTCTACTGGTTCAATTTTTACAAGGTCTGTAAGGTACTTGTCATACAATTCATCTCGACACCAGTGATCTAATTTAACTCCGCTTTTAATAACAAAATCTATAAATCTTTCAGGATAAAGTGGTTCAACATTATTAATGAAACTACCAAATTTTACAAAGGCATTGTAGTAAGCACTTTTACAAAATTCGCTATAAGATTTTTGTTTTTTGGCATTTTGTGTTAACTGATAAAATCTGTTGTAGGCAAAAAACCCCATCTGAACTCGTTTTTCGTCCTTCTGTAATACACGCCTTTTTTGTTCACACATATGAGCAACCAGAGTTTTTTCTTGCATAAAACTCTTGTTACAATGTACACATTTAAATGGTTGTGCTACTAGATCAATCACTCGTATTCTTTCCTTTGCTTTTTATCAAAGCCCATTTTATCAAACAATTCATCACAATCTTTTTTATCCATCATCGATGCTAATACTTTAATATCTGCTAATTTCATAGCAGGGTATAATTCTTCTAATAACTTTTCAATTTTTTTTGCTTTTTCTTTGGTATTAGCTTTTAAATAAGTGTATCTAAGATTAACACCTACGCCACAACTAGCAAATAATTCCCATAACAGATGTTTATGACCTTTACTTAGTGTCCAATGATTTATATTAACTAAATCATTTACTCTTTCAAGTACAAATTCGTAGGTATCGGGGTCAGTCTGAGGGTTACTTACATATCTCATTAAGATATATGGACTAAATGCTTTCTGTTCTTCTTCGGTTAAATTTTTGTAAAAATTATGGTCTCGACGATTTACTGCATTTAGTTCTCTACTAATATCAAGTTTTGCGGTTGCCATATCGTTCTTCGTAATCTTTTGTTAGGTAATACGTTACTTTAACACGTTCCAAGGCTTCTTGTAAAGCAGGATCTTTTTTTGCCGCACGGAGAATATTACCCCATAACTTACTTTCCATTATATGATCGTGTAATGGGCGGCCATCATTAGTACGAGGATCTAGTTTATTTTCCATGTCGTGTTGATATCCAATTAGCTTACGCTCTTTTTTTCCAACTTCTCGGGCATATACCTCACCGCCATTGCGTTCGTATATATAACTAGCACCAGGAGTCAGAGTACCCATTAGTGATTCCTTTTTCCATCAAATACACAATTAAAAATTAAATTCATTTCTCCGTCATTAATCACCTGATGAAATGCGCCATCTGGAATTAATACAATATCGCCATTATTAACTCGAAATTTTTCTTCGTCTACTACCATCATACCGGTGCCTTGTATAAAAATGTAAACTTCTTCTTGTCCAGCATGACTATGACCTCTAGTCATCTGTCCTCGATACAAGCACGTACTTGACAACACAAGATTTTTTAAGGTTTTATTATCTTTGAGAAGATATGTTTCGTTGTCTTTAACAATCTCTCCTCCTATATTATGCTCATTGTATTTTAACATATTATCACCAACATTTACTGTAATCTACAAGTTCGCTTTGTCTGCTAACTTCTTTAACAAAATATGCACACGGTGGTTTTTCTTCGTCGCTTAGTGGTGTGCATAATAACTGTCCTGGTTTCATTTTAGGAAAATACCATTTAACATCGGGATATACATCTATAATATCTACATTGTAAAATTCAGGCCGGAAACTGCTTAATGGGTTGAATATAAATGTTTTGAATCCGCGATCATTGAGACTAGTTAATGGCAAAATTTCCATGTCTGGTCCTTCTGGATCGCCGACTATAGTACACCAATCGAGCGGCATGTTAACAGTATAAGGGCCTACTTTTAGTACTGCTGCCGGTGCTGTAAAACTTTCTAAAAAAATAAGAGGAATATAAAAATAGTCAGGATTACTAGGATCACTATTATCCATAACACTAAATCTAAGATCTTCGTCTACCTCGTCTGGTAGATCGTTTAGATAATAAATTTTATTATCAAGTGTGAGAATCTGCATTAATATTTTACCTTTTCAATCGTAAACGGATATTTGGCTTCCTTATAAAACTTTTTGCGTTCTGTAAGATGCCTCTTCGCGTATTTTGTAGATGCCGTAATGTCCCAGATTTGTACAAAGTCTTTGTCGTCTGCTTTTCTAATGCCTCGCCCAATACTCTGTATAACTCTTGTAAAGCTCTTTCCGGACTCAACCATAACCAGATTAAAAATACGGGGGATATTAATACCCACAGCGGCCACACCATAAGTCGCCACAATAATCTTTTTATCAGCAGTTGCCACTTCATCGTATTCTTCTTTCCTATCTTTGGTTTTTACTTCGCCTGAAATAAAAACACTATCTGGTATACTATCTACTATTATACGGCCAGTTTCAATTCTGTCAACCAGTACTAAGGTATTTCCACTTTCTGAGATTCCTGCAACAAGTTTACTGATCCACGCTACTCTGTCGGCATCTGTTACTAGATACTTTAATTCGGCAGGGTAGCTTTCAAATTCTTTCCATTCAGCAGTTTGAATTACATTTACATGACATGCACTTAGCACTCCTGCTTCCTGCAAAGTATGTGCTTTAACAGTATGTACTACCTCTCCTAAAGCACATCTAATATTTTGAAAATCGATATCTTCTTTTGGAACAGTGCCAGTTAATCCCCAGCGAATAGGAGCATTGGCTAGATTATTAGTTAATAATTTTTTTAAGACTTCTGCTTTGGCCATATGTACTTCATCTACCATAACAGTTTGTACACCTTCTAATAACTCTGCCAATGTTAATAATTCTTCATCAGTGGTGTTTTTAGATTTTTTATCTAAAATATTCAAACTTTGCCAAGTACAGATAGTGTGTGTTTTATCAAGATTTTTTCTGTCGCCATAGTAAACTCCGACGTCAAGGCCGACGTTAATAAAATCTTCTTCTGTCTGTTCGACAAGACTTTTGTTTGGGACAATAGTGACTGTTCTTCCATATTTTTCACAAATTTTTGCCAATGTAGCAGTGGTAATTGTTTTGCCAAATCCTGTAGCGATTTCTTGTATACATTGAGGATTTTCTAAGAACTTATTAATAACTTCAACTTGATCTCCGCGAAGTCTAATAGGTTGTCCTGCAAATCGGTGTCCAACTGGCCAAGTTTGCTCTCCCCAAAAATCTTCAGCTACTTGATTGAAATTCAAAGCTAAGGGAATTCGGTGATCTTCAAGTACGGGGTCATATCCTTGATGTAGTAATTCTTCAATTACTTCAGGAAGGATGCTCATGTAAGTAGTTCCTCCTAGCCCAAAGAAACTAGTACACCCGTCCCATCTACCTAATTTATAAGCAGGCAAGTATCTAGCTTTTTGATCAAAATATTTGAATTTTTTGACCAAAGACTTACGTGTATCAAGATCTAAATTTTCTATCTTAACATTGACTTCATCTTTAATTACAATTTTACAATAGGCCAAATTGGTACCCTAATTTATTTTTATCTGTATAACGTATGACATCCATCCTATCTGTTAGGTAGTTACTTAGACTATAATGGACACCAGAAATACTTCCTAAGTTTAACACAAATTTAAAATCAATACCGCTTTTAATTACTGGTTTAGGTAATTTTTGACTTATAAACACAACCTTTGTATTTTCACTTATAGGACTGTTTAAATTATATTGCTTGACTAGATCGTTAAACATGCTCCCCGAATCATTGGGTAACCTAAACATTACTGATATATCTTTTTGTTCAATATTTTGAGATTTTAACCAATTTACCCAATGCTTCAACGTAAAAAATTCATTAAGGCCAGGTATGATGATCAGTGCAGGACAATTGTATTTGAATAGGTCTGTAAATTGATCAATATGAGTTTCAGATGTGTCAAATTCTAATGAATTTGGTTCTGTTTCTTTTAAAAAATTGACCAAAACAGGCGAAAAATTGTCAGTTTTTGTTGAATTTTCAATATTTTCGTCCCATGTAGAAATACCATAGTACTTTGCCAATAACATAGTTTCCTTGAGATCCGATTTTTCTGGTTGTGGAACTGTCTTAAAGGTATTGGCAAAATTAAAACCAGTATCTGTGGTTTTGATGGTAGGTACAAAATCTTCAATTTGTGTTAAAATACCAAAAATTTCATGCTCTAGCAATTTAAATTGGTCATCAACAATGTAGTCATTGGTAATGATATTATTTGATATCCATAGTATATTATTTTCTTCAAGACCAAATATCCAGGCCTTTCTTTCGTCATTCCAGTTGACTAATTTGGTAATAGAAGATTCCCTAAATTTACGAATTTTTTGAATTAATTCATCGCTATACGGAAACTTTACCAATATTTCTTTGTCAACTATTGTAACCGATTTTTCCTGGGCCTGATTTTCAACAGGTGCAAATTTAAATTCAGGAGTGTCTAAAGCATCAGTGGCCAGTTGACCTAAATCAAGGACTAATTGATTCCTATATTTTTTACAAAGTCGTAAAACTAGATTTTGTTGTTTGGCAGTATATCCTTTACCGGCCAAGGGATTCCTAGAAAGGCTGGATATAACTGAAACATCCTGTGAAAATAGATTAATAGAAGGACTCCACATATACGGGCCTTCATTGGCTAACCTAATAAGCAAATCCTCAATATAAAGTTTCATATTAAATTGAAATATCTTCCATACCGGCTGTTCTTAACTTAATGATATTACTCATCTGCCACTGTTTTATATCCAGACCTTTGATTACTCCGAGCCATTGGTTTCTTAGCAGGGCAAATTCATTGATGATTTTTTCCATGTCAACGACATCAGCTTCACCTTCGACGTATTTTTCAACATCTCGACTGCTTAATGCTCGTTGATAGTTTTCTAAATATTTTCTAAATGTTTTAGACCGAAGACGCCTAAGCTCAATGTTAAGATATTCTAAAATACCTTCAATTTCTTGAAGTTGATTAAATCTATGTTCTACAATGCCTGGCAAAGAGGCTGAGGCCTTTTCTACGTTTCCGTAGATCTTGACCTCACGCCTTGCTTCTTCTAACTCAAGGTAATAATGGTCAATACAGCCAGGCAAGTGAGCAAGATCTTTGCTGACTTTGCTGTACCAACTCATTAGTAGTCCTCTTCGTCTTCGAAATAACTATCTTCTTGTTCAGCATCGTCCCATTCAGATGCCTCATCTACCACTGCTTTAATAGCAGTATCAAGATGGGGATCGTATCCCATGAAAGATTCAAGGGCCACAATCTCAACATCTTTACCTAAAAGATAATCTACATATTGATGTGCGGCTGTTTCTTTGTTTTTTTCAGGGATGTACTCACGGAAGGTATCCCAAATTTCTACAATTAAACTCTCGTCCATTATGCTTCCTCAGTTTCTTCATTTAAAGTGTTTGAAGCAGTTACTGATGCTTCATCCCATTCGTCAATAATGACTTTTAATTTATCTTCTGTCCAGTTTTTTCTGAACTCAGACATAATTTCGCCTGTTACTCTACTTGTATATTGTAACTTATTTCCGCTCTTTGTCAAAATACCTTTTCCTTCAAAAAGATCAACTAGACCGCTAGTTGGGCTCATTCCGGTAGAGTAAGGAATCTCAACTTGTACACTTTCGAAAGGTTTAGCGTAACGAGTTTTCATAATCTTACAAGCAGACCGTATGCCGTTAACTGTTGTAGTCTTATTACCATTTTCGTCTGTCTTTAATTTCAATTTACGCATAGCAACTACAATAGAGCTGGCATAAATGAAACCTTGACCGCCACTGATTTTGTCATCTGGATCGAACATATCCTGACTTGCGTATGTATGATTAGTACAAACTAATCCAACATTATAACTGCCGAACATGTTTACACAATTGCGAACTAGTGCTGTAAGTGCTTTAGGTTTACGGCCCATATCACCTTTCATTTCGCCTGCTTCAAACTGATTTACGTCAGTAGGAGTTAACAACATACCTAATGAATCTACTACAAAAAGAATTTTTGGACGCTCGTCTTCGGGCATCGTTTTATATTCTTTCATAAATTCTGAAATAGTTTTTGCCACATCGTCAATCATGGCCATGTTAAGTTTTAACAACTTATCATCGCTAGTGTTGACGCCTAATGCGTGTAACCATGCCTCGTCTAAGGCGTTTTCGCTGTCAACTAGGATAACGTAAATGCCTTGTTCCTGTGCGTGACGGATAATATTACCTGAACAGATATAACTCTTTCCTGCGCCACTTTCTCCAGCAAATACTGTAACTTTGCCAAGG